AAACTCGGAAAACATACGGTTATATGCGGAGATTCCACTGATCCGGAAACTTTTCAGGCTCTCCTTGGAGATACAAAAGTAAATCTGGTCTGCACGGACGCTCCGTATTTTGTTAACCTGGAAAATCAATCCGGGAGAATCGCGAACGACAATCTGGAAGATACCCAGGCTTACGAGTTTCTGATGAAGGCGTTTACAAACTTTAAGGATGCTATGGCTCTGGATGCTTCCATCTACGAGTTCTATGCCACGATGAAGGCGCGCGTGTTTTACGATGCCTTTGAGGACGCTGGATTCAAGGTTGGCGCCGGACTGATCTGGAAAAAGCCGAGAGCGCCGCTTATGCGCACCGACTGGAAGTTCAATATGGAACCGATCATCTTCGGCTGGCGTAAGGATGGAAAACACAAGTGGTATGGAGATCAGAAACAGAAAGCTGTCTTTGAATTTGACGGGATCAAAAATTCCAAAGAGGACGGGTATGGGCATCCCTCCAGCAAACCTGTTCCCCTCATTGCGTATCTGATACAGCAAAGCACACAGGTGAATGGAATTGTGCTTGATGGATTTTTGGGATCTGCTTCTACGCTGATTGCCTGCGACCAAATCGGCAGACTCTGTTATGGTGTGGAACTGGAACCGAAGTTTGTGGATGTAGCTGTCAGGCGGTATTTGAGCCTACACAATGAAAGCGCGGACGATGTGCTGCTCATCCGCGGCGGTAAAGAGTATACCTACGAACAGGCTCTTGATATGATGGAGGTGACTGACGATGAGTAATGTAAAATATACATTTTCAAAAGATGGTCAGACAGCATATGGAGAAATGCCGGATGGCTCTGTTTTTATGATTGATTCGGATAGGCTTCCAGAGGTATCTGATATAAATTTTTACTTGTGTCGTAAGGGATACGGACAGGAGTATCCAATGGATTGCAATGGGCGCGCACTTCATTCTCACTTATTTCCACATAGGGATGGATATGAAGTTGACCATATCAATCTGAACACGCTGGATAATCGCAGACGGAATATCCGCTATTGCACACATCAGCAGAATCAGATAAATCAGCCTCTCCAGAAAAATAACACCTCCGGTGTCTCTGGTGTCAGTTGGTATCCGCCAAGACACAAATTCAGAGCAAGAATAAAGATAGGGCAACATGAGATTCATCTTGGTTATTATGAAACTTTCTTGGAAGCTGTGCAGGCACGTAATGTAGGAATGAAGTGTATGTTTGGCGAATATGGCCGCTATAACGATGTCCCACCTGCTCCGAAATGGATACGAAAATTTGTAATTGATAAGTGTAGACGCTTTGCAGAGCTATCGGTTTGCAGAGCGTTTTTGTTTCCTGAATCGTATAGTGGCAAAGACGAGGAGGTCGCAGATGGAGCAGAATAAATTGACCCTCGGCAGCCTGTTTGACGGCTCCGGCGGATTCCCCCTGGGCGGCTTGCTCTCCGGCATTACCCCTGTGTGGGCTTCGGAAGTTGAACCTTTCCCAATCAGGGTTACGACAAAAAGAATGCCCTGGCTAAAACACTATGGCGACGTTTCAAAGATGGACGGCACAAAAATCGAGCCGGTGGATATCATCACCTTCGGCTCACCCTGCCAGGACATGAGCATCGCAGGCCGGCGGGAGGGCTTGGACGGCTCCCGCTCCAGCCTGTTCTATGAAGCCGCCCGAATCGTAAAAGAAATGAGGTGTGCAACCAATGGCAGATATCCAAGATACATCGTCTGGGAGAACGTCCCAGGCGCGTTCAGTTCCAACAAGGGCGCAGACTTCCAGTCCGTCCTCGAAGAAATCTGCTCGGTCAAAGGATACAAAATTCATTCTGCTCGACCTGAGAGGTGGCCAAAAGCCGGAGAGATCGTGGCAGACGATTTCTCTCTCGCATGGCGGGTATTTGACGCGCAATACTGGGGAGTTCCCCAACGCAGAAAACGCATCTACCTTGTCGCAGATTTTGCAGGCGGGAGTGCCGGAAAAATACTATTTGAGTCCGAAGGCGTGTCTGGGTATACTCCGCAGGGCTTCCGTGCGTGGCAAGGAGCTGCCGGAACTTTTGAGGAAGGCGCTGGAGCGGCAGACCGCGTCTGCTTAAACGACCAGGGTGGCAGCCGCATGGATGTTACGGAGGACGTGACAGCAACGCTCCGTGCGGAAAACCATGGGCATCCGCCCTGTGTGATGAGTTCCGCCGGATTCTGCACCGAGCATTCTGCAAAGGCAGGGGGCATCGGATATGAGGAGGAAACCTCACCTACGCTCCGTGCCGGTACGGTGCCGGCTGCAGTATATGAGAACCATAGCCAGGACACCAGATACACCGGCCCGCTGGAGACAGCTCCCACGGTCAACGCCACCTACGGCATGGGTGGGAACAACCAGCCCTTTGTGGTGGAGACACCCAAGACGCTGAAGATACGCTCCGGCTGTGAGGGCGGCGGCAAGGGTGCGCTGATCCAGGATAATAAATCTGCCACGCTGGGCTGTAACAATGACCAGACGGTGTTTGTACCGAAGGTTTACGGCATCTGCTCCAAACAGAGCCATTCCATGTTGTCGGACAATCCTAAAAGCGGTTTTTACGAAGCGGACACTTCCCGGTGTCTGGATGCGAACGGCGGCAATCCTTCCTGCAACCAGGGCGGAATGGCCGTGGTTGCGGTGCAGGGTTCCATGATCGGTAGGGCTGACAAGAACGGTCCCCAAGGCAGCGGCGTAAATGAGGATGTGTCCTTTACGCTGGACACCGCCGATCGTCATGTGGTAGCCTACGGCATTGACCGTGCAGCATATAACATGGGTAAAAATGCGAAGTTTGGAATTACTATTGAGGAAGAATTGGAGCCTACTGTAGTCGCCAAAGGACCGGGTGCTGTAGCTTACTGCATGACAGCTGATTCCTATACACGGGTACTGAAAGAACAATCCCCGACCCTGATGGCGAGGGATTATAAAGACCCGCCTGTCGTGAACGAGATCGAGCTGGAGTATGTCATCCGCAGACTGACACCCACCGAATGTGCCAGACTGCAGGGGTTCCCGGACTGGTGGTGTTCCGGGC